TGCGACCGTAGAAAACGTTGTTGACACAATCGTTGCACTTAGTACAGCTGTACCTGACGGATCTTTAGCGAAGTCTGGTACTACTATCGTTAGACATACACAATCATCTGCAGGTGCTGTCGCAACTGCGGTTGCTGTTGGGAAAGCTACTGGATCTTCATCTCTCGAAGCGAGAGCCGTTGCATCTGTTAATACAGCAGGTGTTACTGCAGTCACTGCAGTTCGAGTTGCTCGAAACATCGAGTTTGATCGTGTTCCTTTGGATGATTCGAAGATCACAATTACAGACAATGCCGGTACTGCTCACATCATTGGGTTCAAATCTTCTGGCTCTGTGACCGGCGCGCAAGAAACAATCAATACAACCACGTACAATACACCTGCTAAGATTGCAAGAGCTGTTGCTAACCACTTGGCTGCCGATGATGAATCGCTCACAGCGGATAGAGCAGCTGCTGCATTCAGTGGCGAGATCAAAAACGCTGGTGATGTGACTGCACTTGTGAATCTTCAAATTACATACAACGCTTCTTCAGATGATAACTTGATCACTATTCAAGAAGACCATGCAAGCCGTAGTGGTTATCCGACTAGCAATCTTTCGACTTTGGCTGTATCTGAAACTACTCCGGGTGCACCGGGTGGTAGAACGATGTTCCTAGGCGTGAAGATGTTTGGTAAAGATAATGATGTTGACTACTTCGGTAGAGCACATGCTGATTGGAATAACGATGCAACAACTTACGCCGGAACTAATGTCCTTCGTGGAGTTATCATGTTTGCTTCAGGTGTTATGCCCGGGCTTGCTGAAAAACACGTATCACAGGCTAGACACGAATCTGTTGCTGCTGCTGCTTCTGCGACAGGAACGTATGGTACTGGAATGGATGAAGGATCTCACACTGGTTACCTAGATGGCGACAAGTTCGTGATAATACTCAATGGTTTCAACAACTCTGATTATTCTTCGACTCTGACAGGTTCTTTCGACCCTGAATCTCCTATCTATCTTTCAAAAGTGTTGAATACAGATCCTACTAAACTTCAAGAAAAAGGTCATTACCTCTACTCGCATTATGATGTGCCAAGTGGATTGGCTAGACTTCCTGCCGCTAGTGGAAATTACTGTTATATCGATAGAGGTGCGTATGATGCACATACTTCTTCAGCTTCAGATCTAGATGCTGGATTCTATTCATCAACTGATTACTATCGACCCACTTATGAAAACTGGCGACAGAAGTTCCAACATGCATTCACACCATGGATTACTTCTCAAAAATTAGGATCTTCTCGAAAGAAACTTTTCCGCTTCCACATGCTGGATGCAGGTGCTGGTGGCCACGGTGTTGTAAAAGTCTCCATTGCTAACATTGCAAAATCAACTGATTCGTCTAGTTCTTACGGCCGATTTGATGTACAAATCCGATCTGCTAACGATTCTGATAAGTTTCCAGAAGTGCTAGAACAACATTCAGGTTTGACATTGAACCCTGCTTCTGATAAATACATCGGGAGAGTCATTGGTGACCAAAATACTTTCTTCGAGTTTGAAAAAGCTGATGGGAAACAAAAATTGGTGACAGAAGGACTTTATCCAAACCGATCTTCTTATGTAAGAGTCGAAGTTGTAGACCAAATCGAATCCGGCCAGATGGAATCATCTGCTTTGCCAATTGGGTTCCAAGGGAAACATCACTTAGTACTTAAGGGAAATGCACTTGAGAATGTAAGCCTTGAAGAGCCACCTCTTCCATTGCGGTCATCTGTTTCTACAGGCCAAACTGTGACGCTTTCATCAGATCCTGCATTGTATTGGGGATCACAATCTCAAGACATCAGATCATCTGCTCTTAGAAACAAAGAAACAAAAATTGTTTCTCTAGTAAGCAATCTCACTAAATGGTTCCCTGCTGTTGGCGGATACAAAGCTTGGGTTGGTGACAACGCAGGTGCTGTTGATATAGCTAGTGAAGGCCAAGATGCTAACGTACATAATGATAATGAGTTTTCATTGGAAAGAGTCTGGGTACAATGTAAGAAAAATACAACAACCGGCCTTCCTGATACTTCTTTGGCAGTAGATCCTACACAATGGCGTGAAGCTGTCTACATCAGAGATGGAAACACCAATGGATACAGAGTGTATAATGGTTCAGCTACAGCTTTCTATCAAGCACAAGAGAACATCATCTCTGGTGTGTCTAATAAAGACAAAAAAGCTGCAAACGGTTGGAGATACTTAGATGTATCTAAAGACTTTGGAGAAAGTGCATCTAAGAAGTACTTCAAGTTCACTTTGCCTATGCAGGGTGGATGGAATGGCTTAGATATTTTCGATAAAGACAAATCTGATATGAATGATCTGAGCTCTTTCCGTGAAATGTCGACTAATACATCTTCTGATCTCGGAGGACCTGATGGTTCTACGACAGCGGCATTTAGAAAAGCGATTGACATCCTTGCAGAAAAATCAGATGTTGATCTGCAGATCTTGGCTACTCCAGGAATGAGATCAGCAGGTATTACAGACTATGCTATTGACAAAACTGAGGAAAGATTCGATGCATTATACATCATGGATCTTGCTGCACTTGATGGAGACCTCAAAAGAGTATCTCAATCAACTCAATATACGAATGTTACGAATACAGTGAATGATTTTGTATCAAGAAACTTAGATTCATCATTCGCCGCGGCTTACTTCCCTGATCTTGTTATTCAAGATGGTGAGTTCAACGTAGTTGTACCTCCTTCTGTAGCAGTTCTTGGCGCTTTGTCTCTTAATGACGCTGTTGCACATCCTTGGTATGCACCTGCAGGGCAAGCTCGAGGGGCCTTGGGGTCAGTAATCGAAACCGCAGTTAAATTAAATAGAACTAATATGGATGTTCTTTACGACGGTGACGTCAATCCTATCACATCATTTCCTAATGATGCTGCAGGCGTGATGATTTATGGTCAGAAGACATTGTTACAAGCACAGTCTGCGCTTGATCGTGTTAATGTTCGACGATTGCTTATCGACGTACGTCGTAAAGTTAGAACAGTTGCAAACACTATCTTGTTTGAACCAAATAGAGAAGCAACACTTACACGATTTAGTTCGTTAGTTAATCCAATTCTAGGACGCATCCAACAGCAGCAAGGTCTTGATCGTTTCAAAGTTGTAATCGATACCACTACTACAACCCAACAAGACATCGAAAATAACACGATCAGAGGCAAGATCTTCTTGCAGCCAACTAAGTCTATTGAGTTCATATCTCTCGACTTTGTTGTGACCAATACGGGTGCAGAAATCTAATCCACATACTTATTAATAAGAATATAACTTCACAGGAGAATTAAAATGGCAGAAACATTATCAGTACAGGACATGTTGCCGAATAAGTTCGAACCAAAACGTAAAAACCGTTGGATATTTGCTTTGGAAGGAATCGACTCTTTCCTTATCAAAACTGCTTCCAGACCGACAATGTCGTTCGACGAGCAGACGATCTCATACATGAATTCAAAAAGATATCTTGCAGGTCTAGGGACTTGGGGAGATCTTTCTTTGACTCTACACGATCCTATCGCACCTTCTGGTGCACAACAGGTTATGGAATGGGTACGTACCCACTTCGAATCTGTATCAGGCCGTGCAGGTTATGCTGACTTCTACAAAAGAGATGCACAACTTAAGTTGGTCGATCCTATCGGTACTGTTATTGAACTTTGGGATTACAAAGGGTGTTTTATCACTTCAGCTGGTTTCGGAGATCTCGGATATGATTCAGGCGATATGATGGAACTTTCTTTATCACTTCGGTTTGATAATTGCGTACTTCAGTACTAGTACACTAAAGCAATATTCGCAAAAAGCGTGGAATCTTTCGAGGTTCTGCGCTTTATTTATTTCTGTGTGATATAATTAAGACTGTCAGTTGTACAAACTCTGTGCATGACATAAAATATAGATAGTTGAGTTAATACTAGTTTTGTTATGGAGACAATATGAGCAAACGTAAAAATAATGATGTTTTGACCGGAGGCAATGCGCCAGAAGGTTCAAGAGCAGCCGGCTATAATGGCCCTCGTGGAGACGTTCTCCGTGATGAATTTGGTTTAGAAATACCAGTTGAGAATGTGCCCCTTCCATCAAAAGGTGTCGTATATCCGCCAGACCACCCACTGCACCTACAAGAATCAGTTCAAATTCGTGCGATGACAGCGAGAGAAGAAGATATTCTGACATCGAAAGCACTGATTAAGAAAGGAACAGTGATCACAGAGTTGATTAGATCATGTTTAACTGATAAACGAATAGACCCTAACACTATGATCCTAGGAGATCGTAATGCATTGATGGTGTCTCTACGTATTACTGGATATGGTTCAGACTACCCAGTAGAGGTTGCATGTCCTTCATGCGGTGAAAAGTCTAAACAAAAGTTCAACCTAGCTGAGCTTCCAATCACTAGATTGACAGAAGACCCAATTGCAGAAGGTTCTAACGTGTTTGAAGTGGTAATGCCAAAGAACAGAGAGAACGATCCTGACATCACGATCAGATACAGACACCTAACAGGCCAAGATGAAACAAACATTGCGCAAATGGGTGAAAGAAGAAGAAAACAAGGAATGACATCTGATAATTTGGTGACTCAAAGATACCAGCAACAGATTGTTGCCGTTAATGATATCTCTGACAAAACAAAAATCCAAATGTTTTGCCAAAGAATGCCTACGAAATACTCGATTGCTTTACGAAGAGCAATGGACTCGAACGAGCCAGGAATTAGCATGAAGCAATTCATACAATGTCCACACTGTTCTGAGGAGTCGGAGGTCTCCATGCCATTAGGTGCTTCGTTTTTTTGGCCTGACGCCTAATGACAAGCCGATCTTTTTAGAGCAGATCTTTTTGTTGATGTATTATCTTGGGTTCCATTACACTGAAGCATACCATATCCCAATATGGATGCGACGGTGGTTCATCGAAAGAATACAGAAAGAAATCAAAC